CCATACTTTCTTCCACAGCATTACTACTGCGTTGGCGGTATTTTGATAACGCTTTGTCTATGGCAAAGTTGTAATCTTTAGGATCCAACTCGACATCAACCATATTTCCTCCAAGGAAACTGTTGATGTATTCTATAATATGTGCGCGGGCTTGTGTAGTTTCATCCATACGAATATTTAGCCGATAAATAGAAGTATGACAAGACTATCCATGTACCGTCCCGAGAAGGGCAAAGATTTTAAATTCATTGACCGAGTTGTCAACGAACGCTTTCAAGTGGGCGGAGTAGACATATTTGTCCACAAATATTTAGGTCCAGTTGATCCTGAATCAGGTGAATCTACTCCCACAACACCAATGAATAACAATGCCATCGGTGAGTTAGGGATTCAAGATGTGCTGTTCATGGAAACTAGAGACCGCAACTATGATCCTGATATCTATGTGATGCGGGGAATTTATCAAATGCAGGACTTGGATTTTAACCTAAGTCAATTTGGATTATTCCTACAGAATGATACAATTTTGCTTTACTTTCACTTGAGCACTACTGTGGATACGTTACTACGTAAAATCATGCCAGGCGATGTTTTAGAATTACCTCATCTTAAAGATGAATATGCTCTCGATGACAACTATGTAGCATTGAAACGGTTTTATGTTGTACAGGATGTCAGTCGTCCTACATCAGGATTTAGTCAAACTTGGTACCCTCATTTGTTAAAAGCCAAATGTGTACCGCTAGTCGATAGCCAAGAATTTAAACAAATCTTGGATCAAGATTCAGGTAATGGAGACGGTAGTTCTTTAAGAGATCTATTGTCTACATACAATAAGAGTATTGAAATTAACGACCAAATCATCGAGCAGGCCACTGCCGATGCTCCTGTAAGCGGTTACGACACTCACAGTTTCTATGTTATCCCCACTAGGGAAAATGGCCTCATTGACGTAGCAGACACTAGCGATATTTGGGATGATGCTAGTATTGATCAAGCAGTATTAGATGCTAGTGCGGTTGTACATACACCTAAATTCCCGTTGTATATCGGGTATCTTACTAATGGAAAAATTCCACCAAATGGTGCTCCGTTTACTTCAGGCATTACGTTCCCTGATCAACCTGCACAAGGTGCATTTTGTCTAAGAACAGATTACTTGCCTAACGCATTGTATAGATTCGATGGTAAGCGTTGGAAAATGTATGCAACTGACGCACAAATGACTATGAACCAGTTTGGCGCTCAAGATGTTGCGTCTGGCGTGTTTGCAGGACAGGCAATTCGTCAAACACAGAAAACTGGGTTCATTAATAATACTACAACTGCCACAATACAAGGTAGAGTTATCCCAGAGCGTCAAGCATTGAGTAAAGTGTTAAAACCTAAGGCGGACAATTAAAATGGATTTTTTTTATGATGGTCAAGTACGTAGATATTTGACACAATTTATCCGAGTAATGAGCAATTTTTCCTATAAGGATGGAACTGGTAAACTTGTTCAAGTACCTGTAATTTACGGAGATCCCAATCGCCAAGCAGCCAGTGTGATGAAGAAGAACAGCGAGAACACTATTCCAAGTGCGCCGTTTATTGCCTGCTATATCAAAGGTCTAGAATACGACCAAACTCGTTTACAAGATCCAACATTTGTAAGCAAAGTGCAAGTTAGAGAAAAAGCATTTGATGACAATTTAGGCGATTACGTGACTACTCAAGGACAAGGATATATGGTTGAAAGGATCATGCCTAGTCCTTATAAGTTAACCTTTAGTGCTGACATATGGACTACTAATACTGAACAAAAGTTACAAATTTTTGAACAACTTGCATACCTGTTTAACCCAAGTCTTGAATTACAAACTTCCAGTAACTATTTAGATTGGACTAGTTTAACAGTGTTAATCTTAAAAAGTAATATATGGTCCAGTAGACAGATTCCACAAGGTACTGAACAAAACATTGATATTCTAAATATGTTATTTGAAACACCAATTTGGATTACACCACCTGCCAAAGTCAAGCGGTTAGGTATCATCACTAAAATTATTGCCAATGCGTTTATTGATGCGCCTGGCACTATTGATTTAGAATATAAAGATGGTCTCAGCGTTTACCCGACCCTAGGAGATCCTATATTCAAAACTGTGATTACTCCTGGGAATTTTGAACTGTTAGTGCTGAACAATGTTGCCAGTCTAATAAAAAATGACGACAGTATCCACGAAGATGAAGTCGCAGTTGCAGGTAATGGTACTTCTTGGTTCAAACTATTAGATTTATACCCTGGACAATTTAGACCAAACTTGAGTCAGATTAGATTAAACAAACCTGATGGCAATCAAATTGTTGCCTATTTACGAGTCGATCCATTAGATGACTCAAAAATGTTGTTAACATTTGACCCAGATACTATCCCTGCTAATACTATTATTGACGGGCGTGGCACTATTGATGCAATTATTAACCCTGATACATTTGTCCCCGTTAATCCTGTATCAGGAGTTCGTTATTTGATTTTAGAAAACATTAATTCTGATCCAGTGACTGGCCCGTTGGCATGGTTAAACGGCGACGGGTCGGGACTTGTTGCCAATGCTAATGATATTATCCAATGGAATGGTTCTAACTGGAACGTTATTTTCGATTCCATTGCCGCCCAACCTGTAACTTATATAACTAATTCATATACAGGATTACAATATAAGTGGGAGAATAATTCATGGAGCAAGAGTTACGAAGGAATTTACGATCAGCAGAGTTGGAGTCTAATACTCTAAATCAAATTGTCTGTAGTGGCGGATTATTTCTAGCACGGGATACTAAAAGATTTTTATTCCTATTACGCACACAAGGTAAAACTGCTGGCACATGGGGTTTGGCTGGCGGCAAGAAGGAGCCTAGTGATGCTACTCCTTATGAAGCACTTAATCGAGAAATTAGTGAAGAAGTAGGTAAAACTCCACCTATTAAAAAGACTATTCCCCTAGAATTGTTTACCAGTAATGATCAAAACTTTCAATACAACACTTATGTATTGATAGTTGATAGAGAGTTTATTCCCACATTGAATTTAGAACATAGCGGGTATGCTTGGTGCAGTTTTGACAACTGGCCAAAACCTTTGCACCAAGGAGTTAAGAATAGTTTTAATAATAAGGCGATTCGCGCCAAATTAGAATTATTGCTAGACTTAGTCTAATAATTTCTGCACAGGCACTATATTATGCTTGTCAATTCTAAACATTAATTCAATGGGGTTTACAATACCTGAATACATTACTTCATTGAATAATGCTTTAGCACTAAAAGTATCAATGCAATAACAACTAGGGTCTTTCATGCATACCCAATTATCATTATGATAGTAATACTCACTATCAGAAGATAGACTAATAACACTGTTTCTAGGAAAATGTTTGCTAACAAATCCTGACGGCGTTGCATTGTGTTCTAATAAAATTACAGGTTCATTTGCAACGATACAGTGATGCCATATTACCATGTGATCTAAAATCCTTGTAACTTGATTATAATCCATATTGTGATTCATTAGTTTCACATGGTTAACCCAGTCGAGATTTTTGTACTTGCTCGGGCAAGCAATTTGTGAAATTTCAGTATTTTGTCGAACGGTGTCTTCAATATCTGATATATTATTAAAAAGATTAAATGAAGTAAAGACTTCAACTGAAAATTTATCCAAAGTTTCTACTTTATTCTTAATGGTTTCTACCATCGGTCCATTAATAATGCAGGCTTTAGATATTGTGTGTTCAAAATTATTCATTAAATTTAAGCCTTCTACGGCATGTGAGTTCCAGAGGTTGATTCCTAATCGGTGATCCCAACTACCATTCGGTGAAAAAAACGGCCTAGTTTTCATATTATAAAGTTACGCCAGGTAAATTAAAGGTATATTTTCGGCCAAAGAAAGTTACTCCAGGCGCAGGTTCGTTTGGATTTGTTATTGTGCTAAATCGATCAGTAACTTCAGATTGGATAGCATATATTCCTGTTTGAACTACGCTAAATTGATCTGCTCGTATAGTTGAATCTATGGGATTAATTAATCCGTCAGTCATAACCATTGCAAACAATCTTCGGGCCATTATAGGATCTAAAGCATAGGCATGAAGTCCGTGTGGAAACAAATAATTAATATTAATTGGATATACAATCGGTTCTCGATCTATAGATGTGGAAAATAATTCAGGATCAAAAGAGTTAGTTTTCTCTAGGTAATAATGTTTTAGTTCTTCCTTGTGACCTAAATATTCTAAAGTGTTGTGCATGGATAATCGTTCAAATTTTTTCAACATTAGAGCATCGTGCTCTAATATTACAATAGGTCGATCAATAGTTATGCAATGAGCCCATAAGGCCAAGTGACTTAACGCACACGCCACTTCAGTAATACTTAATGCAGGATCCATAATTTTGATCCATCGCATATGGTCTGAATTTCTTAAATGTGAGGGAGTTTTGATAGTTTGTTTATCAGTACCATCATATCCAAAAAACAATTGAAATGGCATCCCGACTGCGTTGCAAGATTCGACACATTTTTTAGTGTGTTCTTGCGATGTAACATTATTTTCTAAAGTTATAATATAAGCATGATCTATATTTAAATTAAAACTTTGTTTGATATTTAATTTGTTATCTGTTGAATATTTGATAGAATATTTAGGAGGGTTACCCACCGTTAATATTTTTGAATCTACGTTGTTTGCTGGGGTTTGATAAACCCAGACATGTCCATTCACTTGAACCGTATTTCCTAATGCATCCCTAACTGCTCGTACTACATTGGGGAATTCTTTTTCATCATAATCGTCACCGCTGATAATTCCACCAGGTTTTAGTTTTTTAATCCATAGAGTAATGTCTTCGTAGACGTTGTCATAACTATGGTTTCCGTCAATAAAGACAAAATCTAAACTATTATCATTGTATGATTTTACTGCACGATTGCTTTCAGATACAATAGTGTTAATGTATTGTTTTACTGGTTGAATATGACGATGGTATTCTGCAAACAATAGATTATTAACAATACTAGGATGTGTTGCGTGTTCAGGACTACCTTTGAAGGTATCAATTGCATCAAACCTAATATTTTTTTTCGAGTTGGCTATCTCTACTGCCATGTAACTGGTACTTTTTCCTTTCCAAGTACCAATTTCTACTATGTGTGAACCAGTTTGCGGCAGTGTTGAAATTATTTGGCTATAGAGAGATTGTTGTTCAACGGAACACCACCCCTCAACGGTATCGTGTATATGGTCTATCATATAACTACTTATCTACGTAGTTAATGATAGATTATTTTTTAATATCTAGAATCTGTTCAATATGTTCTATTCTTAAATTCAACTCTTTAATTGCTTCAATTAACAGCGGAGCAAGTTTATCATATTGTACGGTAAGATAATTCTCACCTGATTTTGATGTTTTATTTTCATAATCAGAATCAAAAGGTGCTGATTTAACGGCTTCTGGTTGTACCTCTTGAACATCTTGAGCAAAAACTCCCACTTGGGATTCATTAACATCATAGCCTGCCAACTGATTTGCTAATGCATTCCAGTTATACGTGAATCCTGATAGTTTCTTTACTTTAGTTACTGCATTTAAAATTTGATTAACATTGGTTTTTAATCTTCGATCCGATGCATATGCTGTAATGTTAATAGTGGCATTAATACTACCTGTAACATACAAGTTTTGATTACCGGTCCAAGAAAGGTTAGTTGTTGGAGAGACAGTCGTAGACGGAGTAGCATTATAAAATGCAAGTTGTCCATAGTTTCCGCTATTCACTCCACCGGGGGCGCCTTGAACACCTTGAGCACCTGGATTACCATTTGAACCCTGACGCCCTTGTGGACCTTGAGCGCCAGCTACACCTTGAGCGCCTGGACCTCCTATTGTGCCTTGACGCCCTTGTGCGCCTTGTACACCCTGGGCACCAGGTACACCAAATATACCTTGAGCACCTGGGTTACCAGTTGTACCTTGGACGCCCTGTGCTCCTTGACGACCTTGAGCGCCTTGAGCGCCCGGAGCACCTGGTCCGCCTTGAATACCTTGAGCGCCTGGTCCACCACCAACACCTTGAGCACCTGGGGCACCTTGTACTCCCTGGGCACCAGGCATACCTAATATACCTTGAGCACCTGGACTACCACCAACACCTTGGAAACCCTGTGCTCCTTGAACACCTTGAGCACCTGGGGCACCTGGGGCACCTTGAACGCCCTGGGCACCAGGGGCACCCGGTCCGCCTTGTACACCCTGGGCACCCGGTCCACCACCAACACCTTGGAAGCCTTGTGCTCCTTGACGCCCCTGGGCGCCTTGGACGCCTTGAGCACCCGGAGCACCCGGAGAACCTTGAGCACCCGGAGCACCCGGAGCACCTTGGACACCTTGAGCACCAGGGTTACCTGTTGTACCTTGAACACCTTGAGCACCTGGGTTACCTGTTGTACCTTGAACACCTTGAGCACCTGGACTACCAGTTGTGCCCTGAACACCCTGTGCGCCCGGACTACCAGTTGTACCTTGAGCACCTGGCGCACCTTGAACGCCTTGGGCACCAGTACCTATGGATACTCCGTTCCTATATATTGTTCCGCCAACCCATAAATCTCGACCAATGCCAACACCGCCTACAACTTGTAACGCACCAGTATTGGTACTGGTTGCATTTGTTGAGTTTAAAACATCAACAAATCCGTTGTACTGTGCCATACGGATTTCGCCAGTGTCAAGTACCTCAATGCTAGGCATACCTGATACATCGTTAACACTAAAGATAGTACCTGACAGACTGTTAGATATGCTCAATAATTGGCCAGCACTGCCTTCGAAACTTAATGTTCCATTGTTAGTTGGATATACTTGAAGCGTAATGTTCTGGGGGCCAATAGTTGAACTGGCGCCAGAAAACACTATTCTAGGTTCTAAAGCAGAACCTGTACTAGGTGTTATTAAAATATTCTTATCTGATAGTGCCATTTGTTGCCCTGTAACGTTATCTTATATTTATTAAATACCAAATCGGCCGCGAAGTGCAGCAAACTGTTGTCGGATTTCACCTGCTGATAAAGATCTTGTATATCTTGTTAGGGATGCAATAGAACCTGGAAAATATGCAGCCCATGATCTACCAATAACATCGACTGGATTATTATTCCCAGAAGTTGAATTCGCTACATTACTATCCAGTAACCCATCAACATACATATCCATAGTAGAATTTGAATAGTTAACCCATGTCAACATATGCCAATTCCCGTCATTAACAGTTATGCCTACACCGAGTTTCTGCGCCCATGCACCACTTTGGTAAGTCCAATATACAATTTTTCCGTTATTTACACCCATCATTGAATAAACCGGGCCTCCACTGATGTTTGAAAGAACTGAACCGCCACCTAACACATTAGTTGTTGTAGTTGTTTTCATCCAACAACTAACTGTCCATGCAATATTTCCGTTTCCTAGTGTAGTGTTCGGTATTGAAAGATAATTTGAACTACCATTAAAACTAAATGTTCCGTCACTTGCATATGTCAAACTTGTT